CTTTATACGCAGCCCCATTTTCACCTTGTCCAGTGTAGCCATAATTACCTCACAACAGGAGCGAGGTTATTCGCCCCGCTCCGCTCTTGCTTTTAGAGTTAACTGATAGTTATCGAAAAATTCCTTCGTGATGACCGTGTGCCCAACGTGTCCGAGCCCGATAGACGGATCTGCAAGTATCTTGTATCCGCACTGTCTCGCCCTCCAGCAGAACGCGATGTCTTCACCGCAGTTTGCTATCGGCGTGAACATCTGCCCGAACTTCGCAAAGACGGAAACGAATATCTCCGCTTTCATCAGGACGCACCCGAAACCGCAAGCACCGACCTCGAATGGCTCGCTCGGTATTTCATCGAATTCCGTCCATTCGAAAGCGGTGCCCTCTTCGTTCAGGTCCATCTTATCGAACGCCACCGCCGAAAACGGCTGTGTCCGTCTGTAATAGATGCCTGTTACCATGTCGTGTCCATCGTCGATGTGCTTCAGCATCCTCTGAAGCGTATCAGGATTAAACACCATGTCCGAGTCAAACCACATAACGAGATCCGCTTCATCGAGTAAAGCCTTCTTTGCTATTTGATCACGGCTGGTATAAATCAAGGAACCGAGATTGAACCAGATAGAAATCTGTGTGTCCTCGATTCCATAAGACGTTAACGTTGCCAGGCTGTGTGCGAATTGTGCCGGAAGCTGGTCCATACACGGCACCGCGATAAGAATCTTTCTCATATCAGTCACCTCCTAATTTACTGATACTCGAACTACTTAACGATCTTAACGAATGCGTCAGGAGCGACTACGCCGAGAGCGACATACTCACGTCCGAGCACTTCGATAAGGTCTTCTTTCTTTCTGCTGAGCTCATCGAACTTGAAGTCGATGCCATCACCGTTAGGGAAGTTAGCAAGTGCGCCGTGACCGAGGTCTCCAACGATTGCGTAAGTCTCGCCGGTTGTTGCAGCTGCGGACGACTTAACGGTGTTGTTGAAGATAACAGGCAGACCTTCAAACGGGTCAACCGGGAAGCTGCCAGCGTATTCAACAGCCTTAAATGCGCCCCATGTGGCCTTGTTCATGATGACTACAGGGTTTGCAGCCTCGTCGCTCAGCATAGCCATAGCAGCCGCTACTGTTCCGAGTGCCGGGCTTGCTGCGGTGAGTTTAGGAACTCCCGGGCAAGTTGTGGTCGAAACTGTTCCGCAAGCCTCGATCTTTGCGATCAGCTCGTTAGCTGCCTTCTTTGCGATTCTGTATGTAAGCTCGTCGTAGATGTATCTCAGGAACGCTTCGCCTCTGAGGTCATAAACCTCGTCAGAGATCGAGATCCACTTCTTAATGCTCTGTGGCACGAGCTGAACGATTCCGAGAACGAGATTCTCTTCGTTAACTGCCGCAGCACCTTCAGCGTGAACTACAGCAAGATCGCCGCTGATCTCGAACTGAACCTTAAGGTTTCCTCTGAGATAGCTCTTGCGAACGAGAGACATGATGCCTTCTCTTTCCCATGCGGTTTTTACTATGTCGTAAACGAACTCAGGAACTGCTACTGTGCCGGTTCCGTTTGGAGTTGTGTCGTTCTCAGAAGTGAGCTTTCTGCACTCCATGTCGTTTCCGCTCTTGATGTACTCAGCATATGCGTTGATGTACTCAGGTGTGTTTCTCATTTCCATTGTGTTGACTTTCCTTTCGTCTTTAACTTCTTCGATGACATCGCCCTGTCCCTTGATGACAGCAGCCATGTCTGCTTTTCTCTGCTCGACTTCGACCAGGATCTGCGCCTTGCGGTCCTCGAGTGCCTTCAGCTCTTCCTCAATGGCATCAAGCCTTGAGTTGTCTGTTTCAGGGAGCTCTATTTCAGCAGCAAGCTCGGAAGAACGCGCCTCGATCTGTTCCATGTCGAGTGCCATGATTTCTTCTTTTGTCATTACTGACCTCCGTTAAGTTTTGCTTTCATAAGCAGTTTGCGTCTTCTCAGTTCCAGTGCTTCAGCTTCAAGTCGCTCCGCTTGAATCCTCTCGATCTCTCCGTCGGTCAGAGTCCTGACGCTGATTGATGTCGCGTCATTGGCTGGTAAAGAAACCGCAGAAACGTCATAAAGCTTACGAACCGATGTGATCGTTCTCACTGTGAGGTCTTTGCCGTCCGCGTCTTTCATGTCGCGGACCTCTTCACCGTCTACTGTGAAACCGAAACTCATCTTGTTCGTATAACCGCCGCGGATTTCCTCGAAAAGCTGGCGTCCCAGCTCGGTACCACCGAGATCCGCTTCTATCAGCAATCCCCTCTCATCAGGGATAACTGTCAGAGTGTTGTTGGACATTCTTGCGAATACCCTTCCTTCGTGGTCGTACTGCATAATGACATCCGACATATCTGTGTTGTCGAACGCTCTCGCATCTACGACCTCGTTAAAACGCCAGTCATCGTTCTCATACAGTGTGTATGGCTCGTTGAACGTGCTGGCGTATCCTGTGACTACTTTTCTTTCCTCAGGGGCCTCTTCATTTTCGGCTGCCCTGATTTCCATAGTCATATCTCTGTATTCTCTATCATTCTTGACTGCCATCGTTTTTGTCCTCCGTTGGTGTCAGCTTTTCGTCCGCTGAATAATACTCGCCTCTGATCACGCGCTGGTCTCCGTTTTCGACCGGCGGAAGGTTCCATATTTCGCGGACATCGTTGATACTAAAAATGCCCCGGTCAAGAAGCTGACTCGAGACATTCAATTTATCGTTATTGCTCATATACTGGAGCCGGTTGGCTGTCAGCATAAGCTGTGACCCTTGTGCCCTTTCTCGCTCGGAGAACAGAGCCTTTGTGGTTGCTTCACTGAACTGAATTGCAAACGGTTCTATCGCGCCCTCATAGAAGGCTGACCACGCATCACCATATGCTTTATTCTGAAGAACATCCTCGTTAACGCCGTAATAGTTATAAACGTTCTCGCGGATAGCTTTCATCTGGTCAGGGTCCACCGTATACGGTTTTACATCTATCTGCTTTATGTCCTTGTAAGTGTTCGGGAACAACAGGAAACCGCCCGCTTCTGATTCAGTCGCAAGGTTCTCTTTTGTAAAACGCTTACGCTCTTTCGCGAGGTCTTCAGGCTTTGCGAAGTTCGCAAGCTGAGCCATGAAGCGGAATGTCGATGTGTTCTTGACCGCCTCCTCGATGCCCTGATTCTGTATGTGGATCAGTTTCATCGTGTCTTCGATGGCTGTGTTCGGATCTCCAAAGAAGTCGCTCTTGTACTGATGCCTTGTCAGGACTGCACACTTACGGAACTCGACCGCACCGATCTCACCATGCGTGAACTGATAACGAAGCCACAGCTCGCCATCATACTCCAGCAACGAGCACCGATGAGGGAGTACAGGATACAGACCCGTTATTATCATCCTCTCATCGAACACAGGAACAATGAACGCCGTGTTATTTATATCGAGTATGGTGCTGACCCTGTAAAGGAACTGGCTCCATGTCTGCCACTGATTCGGGCCTTGCCTGAGCTTTGACTGAAGCGATGGATTTGCCGACCCTATCAGCTCGACTTTCAGCTTTGATATGTGTCTCGCTCTCGCGTCAATCGCAGCTCTGACTATTTCACTTTCATAGATGGCACCGCCCCAGCTTGTAAATACCGGGCGATATGCCGTGAGTGTGCGAAACATTGTATATGCGTCTTTTAACGCATCCTGTGACTTCTTCGCCTCATCCGGGCGAAATATCCAATCGAATAGTGACATTTAATTACTCCTATTCATTCCTAAGTTGTGCTCCTATTTCACCGAACCATTTCTGTCTGACGCATAACGCATCTGCAAGCGCAGCCGTTCCATCGATTCGTGCTGTTTGGTTTATCTTTACAAGTCGGCCTCTTCCGCGTTCGGTGCTGATCTTGACCGCTGCGTTTAAGAGGTGCATTTTCAGGAGGTCATTGTTGCCGATGTATAGCTGACCGTCTTTGATCAGCCCCTCCATTTCCTGAAGAACAGGCCACAAGTTATCACCCTGATAAACATCGTCCATCTGAAAGCCCGCTGCCTCGAGGTCTTTCACGAGGTATTGTGCGGAGTATCGGTCATAACCGACTTTGAGCGGATATAGTTCGTGCTCGCTCAGAAGTGATGTGAACCAGTTGTAACAATCGTGATAATCGATAAAGTTATCACCGCTAAGAGACAAAAATTCGCGTTTGACATATGTCCAGTACGGAACGCCATCACGCTCCGTTGCTTCGTCTATCTTTTCGGCTGGCATCCAGAAGTGTGCCAGAACATTCAACCGCCCGTACTTCTCAACAATAACGACCGCAGCCGTTAAGTCTGTTGTCTGTGACAGGTCAAGACCCGCAACACAGTAGGAACCGCGAAGCGAATTGATGTCTATCGCCGGGCCGCTTATTGCTGATACCGACGTAGCCGGGAGCCATGCAAGACTTGAGTTCTGTTTGATGTTGCAGTATTTGCAAAAGAACTCAGCCTTTTTTGAAAGCGAGCCCTCAGCGACTGCAATTTCCTCGATCATGTAGTCGGCTGATACTGAAACCCCGAGGTTCGGATTCGCCTTCCGCAGCTCGTTGATGTCGTTCCACTTCTCGATATCATCGATCATGTACAGGAACGGCAGCAGTTTGGATTCTTTCGAATCGCCTAATAAAAAACGAGTCGATCTCTTCATCAACTCGTCATATATTCCGTCAGATATGTAACCGGCTGTCGTACAACTAAGTAGTATGCCTTCAGGTCTTGCGCCCATGCCGGACTTCATTACCTCATATTGTTTTAGCCCTTTATCGCCTTCCCATGCAGCAACCTCGTCGCAAATAGCGAGGCTCGGATTGAAGCCGTCCGACTTCTTTGATGAGAACGCTATTTTTTTTACAGTGCTATTAGCACCCGGAATAGATAAATCGGACATCCTATGGCGGGCCAGCATTGAATCGTCATTTATGAGGCGTCCAAACTTGTCCTTCTGTTTAACCTCTTCTCTCAGGTTCTGCCACTCAGGATCCAGCGTGGTCATCATCCATATATCGTTATAGACGAGATCCGCCTGGTCGAGCTTCGGTGCTATGCAGAACACCCTCGAACCGAAACCGCCCTCGAGTCTCCAAATATAAGACGCAATTGAGGATGCTAATTTCGTCTTACCGTTTTTTCTCCCAACAAGAAGAAGGAACTCCCGGAACTGCCGCTCCCCCTTTTTATTAACAAGCCCAAACATTGACGACACGAGAGCCTTTTGCCAGGTCTCCAATTCGATAAACTTCTCTGCTTTAGGGCCTTCAGTGTGAAAACAGTGTGATTCTATCCACTCAATTGCCGCGTTTGCTTTCTTTTGGTCGAAAAAGTATCGCCTCGCCTCGAGGTCTTGAATGATTCGCTCGTAAATCAGCGTGATCCACTTGCCTACGGTATAAGTTCCGTCTTTGATACCCTGATAGTACGTGTAAATCCAATTATCTCTGGCCATTGTGTCTCCTATTGTGTCCAACTTTGACCAAGTTAAAAAAGGTTTATATAAATAAAAAC